TTGGTCAGATGACTTTTGCCGGAACTCTTACTTATGATAGGAATGGAGTTCTCTATAATATAACATCTGGTATTTCATTAATGACCACTAATACATTTGCTACTGGTGGTGAAATGATAGAATCGATAGATTCTATTAGAAAATTTGCTCCAAGAATATATTCATCTCAAAATAGAGCTGTTACTGCTGCAGATTATGAATCTTTGGTTCCATCAAGAATTTATCCAGAAACTGAGTCAATTTCAGTTTTTGGGGGTGAAGAATTGATTCCACCTCAATATGGAAAGGTTTTTATTAGCATAAAACCAAGAACTGGAGACTTTTTACCTAATATCATTAAAGAAAACATTAAAATGAGATTGAAAAAGTATGCTGTTGCTGGAATTGTTCCAGAAATACTTGATCTTAAATATCTTTATCTTGAAATTAGGTCTAAAATATATTTTAATTCAAATCTTGCCCGAAATGGTGCAGTTGTTTCTGATGTAGTTCAAAATAATGGAAATAAATACGCAGAATCTAGTGAGTTAAATAAGTATGGGGCACGATTTAAATATAGTAAATTCTTGAATATTATTGATCAAAGTCATGAAGCAATTACTTCTAATATCACAACAGTTGAGATGAGAAGGGATTTAAGATTGATATTGAACAAAGTCACTGAATATTCTATTGGATACGGCAATCAATTCCATATTAGAAGTATGAGTGGATATAATATTAAATCTTCTGGATTTACTGTTGAAGGAATAACTAACATTGTTTATATTTCCGATATCCCCAATACAAATAGAGTAACTGGATCTTTATTCTTATTTACTCTTCCAAATCCAAATTCATATAGTCCAACTATTATTAGAAGAAATATTGGAGTAGTTAATTATGTTTCAGGCATAATAACATTAAATCCAATTGTTACTACCTCTGGTAAAATAAAAGACGGACAATCTATTATTGAATTGTCAGTTTGCCCTAAATCTAATGATGTAATTGGATTACAGGATTTATATTTACAACTAGATATAGGTAGTAGTATTTTTGAACCAGTTGTCGATGAAATTGCATCAGGAGCTGATCCTGCAGGATCTCAATATATTGTAAGCTCAAGTTACCAAAATGGAGCCTTAGTAAGAGCATAAAATGTCAGAAAACAGAGTTAAATTTAGTAACGTTGTTGAAAATCAACTTCCAACGTATGTAAGAACAGAATTTCCGTTAATTTCGGAATTTCTTAAAAGTTATTATGTTTCGCAAGAATTTAAGAGTGCTCCTTCTGATTTAATTCAAAATATTGACAAATATATAAAAATTGATGAATTAACTAATACAATTAATCATGTTGGACTAGGTTCTGATATTAGTTTTTCTGAAAAAACAATTTCTGTTGATTTATCAAATTATCCTGCTGGAACTGATGGATTTCCAAAAAATTATGGATTAATAAAGATTGGTGATGAAATAATAACATATACTTCTAAAAGTCAAACTTCTTTTAATGGATGTGTTAGGGGATTTAGTGGTATTTCATCATATATTGATGAAAATTTCCCAGATCAACTTGTTTTTGACTCTACAGTAGCAGTTAAGCATGAAAAAGGTGCTACAATACAGAATTTAAGTAATCTTTTTCTTAAAGATTTTTTATTAAAGGCAAAACATCAACTTTTACCAGGTTTTGAACAAAGAGATATTCATGAACAAGTTGATGAAAATATTTTTATTAAACAATCAAAGGATTTTTATAGTAGTAAAGGAACTGATACAGCTTTTGAGATTTTATTTAAAGCATTATATAATGAAAATGTAAAAATAGTAAGACCAAGAGATTATCTCTTTACTCCATCAAATGCTCATTATATTATTACAAATGATTTCTGTGTTGAAGGTGTTGAAGGTGGAGATCCTTTAGAATTAGAAACTGCGACATTATTTCAGGATGAGTATGCTGGTGTTATGGGTAAAGCTTATGCCCCTATCACTAAAGTAGAGCAAATTAGTCCTGGTATTACGGGAGTTGGTAAAACATATTATAAAATTAGTTTAGATGCTGGTTATAATAGAGATTCTAGAGTAGAAGGTGCAACTTACGGAACATTTGTTGTTCATCCTAAAACAAAAATAATTGGACAAGTATCTGCTGGAACTACCGTATTTGATGTAGATTCTACAGTTGGATTTCCAGCATCAGGGGAATTATCAGTAAGATATAATGATAATAATCTTGGAATAGTTTCATATACATCAAAAAATTTAAATCAGTTTTTTGGATGTTCTAATGTAATTAATATAATAGAAGATGGAGAGGATGTTGGAATTAATACTTATTGTTATGGTTTTTCTAGTAAAGATGGAGAGACTCTTATTAGAGTTAGGATGAATAATGTATTATCAAACTTAAATTATTCACAAAATACTCGTTATTATTCTCATGGAGATACTGCTCAAATTAAAACTTTAGGTGTTTCTGATGTAACATCTCAAGGAAAGGGTTGGTTCTATAATGTTGCAACAAATTATAAAGTTGCAAGTATAGAATTGATTGATTCTTCTGATAAAACATATCAAATTAATTTAGAAAAAAATCATTATTTCCGTGTTGGGGATAATGTTTCCCTTGTTAATAATGTTGGTGAAGTAAAACCAATTTCTACTATTAGTGAAATAAAATCTGCAAAATCATTTATTATTAAAGATCAGGAAGATTTATCTCCAGATGCAACATATACTGTTAAAAGATATCTTTTAAGATCAATATCAAATACTTTTCCAGGATCTTCACGATATATAACCAACATACAAAATGTATATAAGCAAGGAAATGATTATTTAATAGCATCCCCCTCTATACCATCATATAATGCACAACCACTTAACGTTTCAGATCGTTCAGTTAAAATTGAGGGAACTTTTGCTCCTACTAGCGTATTTCAAATCTCAGACACTGTAGATCATGGATTTTATACTGGAGATGCTGTTTGGTATACTCCTGAAAAAGTTTTAGAGACTTTTATTGATAATTTTGGAGAAACTAGAACTAGAGTAGTAACTAAGTCTTATCTATTTGATGAGGGTTTATACTTTATAAGAAGAGAAAATGCATCTACTGTTAGATTTGGTAAAAGTCCCGCAGATATCCAAGGAGGGAATTATATTCAAATTACTAATAATATAACTGTTAAAAATAATAAAATAGAACCTTATAAATTTAAACTTAAAACTTTAGAATCTCAAAAATTATTAAGATTGGTTCGTACACCAATTACAGATTCTACTGTATATGAAACTCTACCTGGTAGTACTGGAATTTTGGTGAATGGTGTTGAAATAAAAAATTATAAATCAAAACAAGTTGTTCATGCTGGAAAACTTGAAAGTGTTGAGGTTCTTGCTGAAGGTGGTGGATATGATATTCTACAACCACCTCTTTTACATATTGAAGATAATGTAGGAGTTGGAGCTACTGGTTATGTAGATGTTACTGGAGCTTTAGAAGAAATTAGAGTATTGGATACTGGATTTGATTATATAGAAAAACCAATTATTGAAATTAAAGGTGGTAATGGGTATGGTGCAACAGCACAACCTAATATTAAGATGGTTGCTCATTCTGTTGATTTTAGTGCTCAAAATGTAAATTTAATCGGTCTTGGTGCTACACAATCAACAATTGGATTTTCTACTTATCATAAATTTAGGAATGCTGAACATGTAATTTATCATAGTGATGGTCAAGATGGATTATCTGGTCTTAGTACAAATGCAACATATTATGTTCAGTATGTTAATCCAACAACAATTAAATTACATAAGTCACAGATAGATGCCATTGTAGGTATTGATACTATTACTATAAGTGATTATGGAGTGGGAAGACAAAGATTTGAATCGGTTAATAGAAAAGCTATATTGGATTCTGTTAATGTTGTTTCTACTGGAAATGGGTATCAATATAAAAAGAGATCTACAAAACCCGTTGGAGTAAGTACTTCTTTAAACACTATTACTATTAAAAATCATGGATATAATTCTGGAGAGATAGTAAGATATACAATTGAAAATAATAATACTGAATTTGCTGGATTTACAACTGATGCAACACCTATTGCTGGTCTTACTACTAGTACTGATTATTATTTGACTAAAATTGATGATAATAAATTTAAATTATCACAAGTTGGTATATCGACAATAGATAAAGAATTATATTATAGAACTAAACAATATATTGATTTTACAACTCAAGGTAAAGGAAATCATTGTTTTAATTATGAACCAGTTACTATTACTGTAAAAGGACAAGTTGGAGTAAGTTCTGTAGGTTTACATGAATTTAAAGCTCAACTTCAACCAATATGTAGAGGAACTGTATCTGGTGTTTATTTAAGTGAAAATGGTATTGGATATGGATCATCCACAATTATGGATTATGTTAGAGAACCTTCTATAACACTTTCTTTTGGAGATCAATGTCAGTTAAAACCAATTATTGAGAATGGTAGTATTGTTGATATGTCAGTTCTAAATGGTGGATCTGGATATAACTGTGCTCCAGATATAGTTATCGATGATAGGGGTGGTGCTGGATTTGGTGCTGTTGCTGTTCCTATAATGGGAGTAAATGCAGGAGATCTTGATCAAGTTGTAGGTGTTAAGATGATTAGTGGTGGTGAAGGATATACAGAATCCACTACAGTAGCTTTTGTTGATTTTACTGGTGGAGGGGCAGAATTTAGAGGAGTTCTTCAAAAATGGCGTGTAGATTTAGTAGGAAAGCATTTTAATCAATTTACTTTAGATGATGGATTTATGACCGAAGGTTATAGTGATAATGGACTTCAATATACACATTTATATGCTCCTAGAAAACTTAGAGAATCTTTAAATTCAACAGATCAAGATGGTAGTGTTTTATATGGACAAAAAGATTTAACCAAATTAAATGGATCAGAAGTTTCATCTACAGGACATTCTCCTATAATTGGATGGGCATATGATGGAAATCCAATATATGGTCCATATGGATATGCAAATAGAAGAGGTGGTGTAGTTACACAAATGAAATCTGGATATACTCTTAAAATGAAAGCAGAGAGACCTCCAGAAACTTTCTTCCCAGAAGGATATTTTGTAGAAGATTATACTTATAACAAAGTAAATGATGACTCAGTTCTTGATGAAAATAATGGAAGATATTGTATTACTCCAGAATTTCCAGAAGGAACTTATGCTTACTTTGCAACAATTGACACTGCAACAGCGTCTGCTGGTCCTTTCTTAGAGTATAGAGAACCTAAATTCCCTTATTTGATTGGTAAAAATTATCACTCAATTCCCGAAACATTTAATTTCCAGTTAGATTCAAATCAAGACTCCTTTAATTTTTCAAATGGTAATTGGTTCAGAAATACTGCTCCTTATAATTTGATAGAAGGAAATAAAACTTATAAGTATACTTACATACCAGAAAAATTAAAACAGAAAGTTGATATTATATCAACAACCCGTGGAATGGTTGAAACCATTGGTATTAGTAGTGCTGGAAGAAATTATAAGATTTATGATGAAGTGGTTTTTGATAATAGAGATACTGCAGCTGTTAGAAAGGGATCAAGACTTACAAATGTTACAAGTCCAACTGGAACTTTGCAAATGGAACCTGATCCTAAATCAGGAGCAAAGGCAGAAGTTTCTCAACTTCATGGATCTGTTATTAATAATGTAAGTGTTGCAACAAGTTCTCTTAGTGGAATTGAATTTTATCCTGCTAATACTGGAAGTGGTAAATGGATTTTATGGGCAGATAATCCTCATAATTGGCAAGTAAATGATGATATTTCAATTTCTGGATTATCTACAACATCTTCTGGATTGGAAGGGGTTTATAAAGTAGGTCTTACAACTGATTCTTTAAAATTAGTTGGTGTTGGAACTACAAATCCTAGTGGAATAGGATCTACTGCTGTAACTGGAATAGTTACTTACTTTACTGTTAGTGGAAGTCTTGATTATCCACATATTAAAGAAAATGATATTCTTGGAATTGGTACTGAAAGGGTAAAAGTTTTAAATGTAGATAAATTATTATCAAGAATTAGAGTAATAAGGGCAGTTGATGGTACGGTTGGTGTTTCTCATACCGTAGGATCAATATTTAAAGATGATCCTAGAAAGATTATTATAAATGCTGGATTTAAAACTACTAGTATAGGTAAAGTAAATGAGCAAACCTATTTTGTTCCATCACACCATGTTGGAGTAGGTACTAGTGTTGGTGTTGGTATTGGATCTACAGTCTATTTTGATGAAAGTAGAGTTAAAGCTGGTGCAGGTGTAACAGGAATGTTTATTCCTACTAGAGTAATGTATTTTGAGAATCATAAGTGGGCAACTGGAGATTCTTTAGTATATTCACCTGGTAATGGTAGTGGGATTGTTGCTGCTGCTACAACCACTCTAATTCAAGGTTCTGTATTGTTTGATGGAAATGGAGACTATCTGACTAGTACAAGTACTGATTATAAAGTCGAGGATAAAAACTTCACAATAGAAGCTTGGATTTATGTAAAAGATGCTTCTAAGATGATGCAAATTTTTAATACCTCTGTAGGTAGTGCATCTAATATAGGATTAACTTATTCTAAAACTTCTGCTGGTGATATAAACTTATTAGTAAAAAATGATGCTGGTGCTAGTTTACTTAACATATCAACCAGAGGAGATCTTGTATTTAATGGAAGATGGTATCATGTTGCTGCATCTTTACATGGTACTACTGGAAGGATTTATGTTAATGGTGCAATTGAGGCAACTGGTACTTTAAGTGGTACTAGAACTGGTAATGGAACTGTAGTTCATATTGGTGCTCATAAGACTGCTGCAGCACAGGACAGATACTTTAATGGGTATATTTCTAATTTGAGATATACTCTTAATGAAGCAGTTTATACAAATGCATTCACACCACCAGTATTGCCTACAACAAGGACCAGTCAAGCAGCAAATGGATCTAATATAAGACTACTATGCTGTAAGTCTCAGGTATCTGTAGCGGCTACTAGTGTTGGTTCTAAGTCTAGTATTACTTCATATGGTGATCCAATTCCAACTGGATTTAGTCCTTCTTTCCAAATATGGGCAGGTGCTGGTACAACATTAACTGATGGGCAAACTGTTTATATTAATAAATTATCTAAAGATTTTGTTGGAATTTCAACTTGCAAACTTTTTGTTAATGAATCAGGAAATTGGGTTGGTATAGCATCAACACATAGACATTCTTCATTACTTTTCTTTACTGGGATTGGAACAGGAGTTTATCATAGTTTTAATACTCAATATGTTCCAATTACTGGAGAAGCTACAAGAAACCTCGTAACAGTATCTACTGCATCTACTCATGGATTATCCGTAAGAGATCAAATTAATATGAGTGTAAATCCAGGTAATACTGGTATTTCTACTGTAAAATATAATGATTATAATAGAAAACTTATTGTAGATCCCGTAGGATTTAATACTTCAGGTATAACAACTTCAACAAATACTATTACAATAACTGATCATGGATTAAAAACTGGAGAAAAGGTCATTCATACTGCTCCAGGACATGTAACCTATGGATTGAATAATAATGCAATTTATTATATAGTCAAAATTGATAAAAATAATATAAAATTAGCAGATAGTCATTATAATGCAACTTTATTTAAACCTATTGTTGTTTCAATAGGATCAAGTGCATCTAATGGTGTTTTAAATCCAGTTAATCCTCCAATAAACATATATAAAGATTCAGTATATACTTTTGATTTATCAGATTCCTCTTTATCATATACTAAAGGTACAATATCTTATCCCGCATTTGATTTCCAATTATATGCTGATAGTTCTTGTACTAAAGAATGGAATAAAAATCCTCATACTGAAAAATTCCAAGTTATAAAATCAGGAAGAATTGGAATTGACACAAACGCTAAACTCGAATTAACTGCGAATAAGTATATACCAGAAACTTTATATTATCGTCTTGTTCCTGTATTTGAGAATGATCTACCAATAGAAAAAGAAGAAGTTAATGTAGATACTGATGTTCTTAATGGGAATCAAATAGATAGCTATAAGAGTGTATATAGTGGATTGTTTGAAATTTCTAATGAAATATTGACACTTGGTGCAGCTGCAACAAATTCTTTCACATACACTCTTAGAGAGTATCCAGAAAAGGTATCATATGCTGGAACTACATCAGATTTAAGTTATAAAACTAATTCTAAGACTGCTTTAGGTCCTATAGCTGAATTTAATATAATTGATGGTGGAAAAAATTATTATTCACTTCCTGGAATTACTTCTGTTTCTTCGCAAGAGGGAGAAAGATGTATAGCAGAAACTGGTAGTATTGGTATTGGTAAAATTACTAGAACGGAAATTGAAAATATTGGATTTAACTTCCCTTCAGATCCAACATTGGAGCCAAGTGTAGCATTACCACAAATTGTAACGATAAAGGAATTTGCTAGTGTTGAATCTGTAGCAATTACTTCTGTTGGAAGGGGATATTCTACTGCACCAAAATTACTTTTATTCGATGGTAAAACAAATAAATTGGATGAAGATATAAACTTTGAATATGATATTAAAAATCAGAAAATATCTATTCTTCAAAATACTTATGGAATTCATAATGTTACTCCCACAATTCTTCCTACACACAACACAAATGGTATAGGAATCAATACCATTGGATTTAATAGTACAACTAAAGACGTAACCGTTACTTTAAATGTAGGATATACTACTGCAGGATCTTTCCCCTTACAATTGGGTGATAAGGTTCTAATTGAAAATGTTAGTGTTGGATTAGGATCAACAGGAAAAGGTTATAATTCATCAGATTACAATTATAAACTTTTCACTATAAATGCAATTGATCAAAATATTGGTGGAATTGGAACAGTTGCATATAGTCTTGCTGATGAACTATCTGATGGAGAAGTTCCTGGTGTTTATCAGAATGCAAATTCTTCTGGAAGAATTATACCAGAAAAATATTTCCCAGTTTTTAATACTGTTCTTAAGCAAAATGATTATCTACAAGGCGAAGAAGTAGTATCTAAAAATCTTTTAGGAGATGAGGTAAAAGGTACTGTTGATAGATGGGATAAGAAAATTGGAATGTTAAAAATTGCGACTACAGATGTATTCTATAAAGATAAAACTATTATTGGAAAGTCTTCTCATACTCACGGACGTGCTGATAAAATACAAACATTTGCTGCTGATCTTGATTATGATGCTTTCTGTAAGAGAATTCATGGTTGGGAAACCGACTCAGGGTTCCTTAATTCTAGATTACAAAGAATAGAAGATAGTCTTTATTATCAAAATTTCTCATATTCATTAAAATCTCAAATTGATTTTGATACTTGGAAAGATCCTGTAAGTTCATTAAATCATACATCTGGATTTAGAAAATTTTCTGATCTTCAAATAGAAAGTGAAGTTTTGGGAGAGTTGACTGTGGGAGTATCTACAGAAAAAACTATGGTTAATTCTGTTCATGATGTATTCTCTGCTGTTAGTATGCATTCTGTATCAGACTTTGATTTAGTTAAAGAAAATGCTAGACAAGTTTCTGGTACTATTGTATCTGATGAAGTAATTTTTGCCAATAGAATTTTAAGTGATTATGAGGAATCTGTAAGTAATAGAGTTCTTACTATAGATGATGTGAGTGGTACATTTAATAGTAATCCTAGAGCAACAGTTTATAGTATAATTGATACATTTACGTTAACGGAACATAGAGCGAAGAAATATTTTGCATTAATTAAAG